GCGCAGCAAGGTCACCAAGGCCAAGCTGGACACCACTGGCGTCCACAAGCGTGGTGGCGAGTTCATCGAGTCCGAGCTGCAGGCTGCAGTCGACACCGACGACAACAACCAGAAGGTGGTGCGCGAGGTCATCGACCTGGCTGGCGACCGCAAGGCCTGGCTCGTGTTCTGCACTGGCGTCAAGCACGCCCAGCACGTGGCCGAAGTCCTGCGCCAGCATGGGGTGACGGCCGAGTGCGTGACAGGAGAGACTCCGAAGAAGGAGCGCGAACGCCTGCTGGCCGAGTTCAAAGCAGGCCGCATCCGCGCGCTGACCAACGCCAACGTCCTGACCACCGGCTTTGACTACCCTGACATTGACCTGATCGCCATGCTTCGCCCAACCATGTCGGCCAGCCTGTACGTGCAGATGGCAGGCCGGGGCATGCGGGTCAAGAGCCACACCGACCACTGCCTGGTGCTGGACTTCGCCGGGGTGGTGGCCACGCATGGGCCGATCACGGCCGTGCAGCCGCCCAAGAAGGCAGGCGACGGCAACGGGGAAGCGCCGGTCAAGGTCTGCGACAACTGCGGAGAGTTGTGCGCCATCGCGGTGGCCACATGCCCGGCCTGCGGCCATCCTTTCCCAGAGCCGGAGCGCAAGAAGCTGGAGCTGCGCAACGACGACATCATGGGCCTGGAAGGCAGCGACCTGGAGGTCACTTCCTGGAGCTGGCGCAAGCACGTCAGCCGCGCATCAGGCAAGGAGATGCTGTCCTGCACCTACTATGGCAGTCTGTCGGACAAGCCCATCACCGAGTACCTGCCGGTGCTGCATGAAGGATATGCCGGCCAGCGTGCGCTGCAGCAGCTCTTCACGATGGCCAATGCTGCTGGCGCGCATCTGGCTGATGCAGTCAAGATGGAAGGCAGCGAAGGCCTGGAGTACCTGGCCGCGCAGATGAGCAGCAGCAGGCCGCCAAAGGCCATCGAGTACCGCATGGATGGGAAGTTTCACCGAGTCATCAAAAGGAGTTGGACATGAGCTGGTCAGAGATTGAAATGAAGGTCATCAGGTGGGCCGAGGACAGGCGCATCATTCCCAATGGCACGCCTGTGAGCCAGTTGCTCAAGGCCGTGAGCGAGATGGGAGAGCTGGCCGATGCCGAAGGTAAGCGCGACCGTGCCGCCATCGAGGACGCTGTGGGTGATGTCCTAGTGTGCCTGATCAACTACTGCGCGCTGCGCGACCTGGACATGACGCGCTGCCTGGCCGGTGCCTATGAGCAGATCAAGGACCGTCGAGGCACGCTGATGCCTGATGGCACGTTTGTGAAGGCACAGGCATGACCACCAGACCACCAGAGCCAGAGTTCCTGATCCAGTGGCGCGAGTGGATGCGCGCCGGGCCGCCCAAGTGCTGCCATACCTGCGAGCACTACGGGATCGACGGCCTGTGCGTGGAGTTCTTCATGCGGCCGCCTGACGACTTTGCAGCCACTGTGGACGCCTGCGACAAGTGGGAATGGGAGATTCCGTTTTGATCACCGACCGCATACCCACCGAGCACGAGGAGCAGCGCGAGCTGGTGCGCTGGTTTCGGCAGACATGGCCAGGCGTGCGCATCCATGCCATCCCCAATGGTGGCGCGCGCAGCAAGGCCACCGCTGGCCGCCTGAAGGCCGAAGGCGTGGCCTCTGGCGTGCCCGACCTGTTTGTGCCGGCCTGGCGCTTGTGGGTCGAGATGAAGCGCGCCAAAGGTGGCAGCCTCAGCCCAGAGCAGAAGGACTGGATCAAATACTTGGAAGGTGTGGGATATTGGGTTATAGTGGGAAAAGGTGCGGATCATGCCAAGCAGCAGATCAGCGCTTTTTTCACCACCAACCAAGGAACCCAATGAGCACTCGCATCTACCTGGTCACCGATACGGAGACCAACAAGCACCGCCTGATCCGTGCAGGCAACCAGGCGCAGGCCATCAGGCATGCTGCCCAGACCCGATTCGACATCGAGGTGGCCGGTCAGGACGACCTGGTCAGCCTGCTGACGCATGGCGTGCCTGTCGAGCTGGCCACCGGCCAGGCCACCGCCGATATGTTCGAGGAGGCCGCAATGGTCAATGCTGGAGGGACTGACTGATGAAACGCTATGTCGGAACCAAAATCATCCACGCTGTTGATGAGAAGCACAGCGAATCTGGCCTTGAAGGTTACCGCGTGCGATATGCAGATGGCTACGAGTCATGGTCGCCAAAAGAAGCGTTCGAGGATGCCTACCGCGAATGTGATTCCATGACATTTGGCCTGGCGCTTGAGCTTCTTAAGAAAGGCATGCACGTTTGCCGCGCAGGCTGGAATGGCAAAGGCATGTGGCTGGAGTTGCAGCGTCCTGACGAGCACAGCAAGATGACGCTGCCTTACGTCTACCTGAACTACCCTGCAGACGCACAGAACACACCTGGCGCGCGTGTTCCTTGGCTGGCGAGTCAGACCGACATGCTGGCCGAAGACTGGAAAGTGGTGATCTGATGAAAGAGCCGACCACTTCCAAGTCGTCGGTTTCGGCCGTCAAGGACCGATACCTGACGATCCGCGTGCCGCCAGAGGTCGAGCTGGCGCTGCGCCGCCAGGCTGACGCTGACACCAGGACGCTGGCCGCCCAGGTGTTGCACTACATCAAGCAGGGACTGGCCAAGAGCCAGGAGGAGGCTGCCGCATGAAGCTGCGTCCTCGCCTTTCTGTGCAGTGGTTTCCTCGCCGCTGGCCATACTTCGCCATTGGATTTAACCGTGGCGAGTTCCACCTGTATCTGTGGATCGTCGAGATCGAGGTCTGGAGGTCGTACTGATGGCTGCAGACAGCCCAAACGACAAGCGCCACATCCTGGTGGCGATGCTGAGGCCTTCACCGATCAGCCTGGCCGCGTGCCAGGTCATCGGTGGGCCTCGGCCTCCGGCCGTCGCCGTGTTCTTTGACCGTGAGCAGGGCACTATCAGCCTGGTGGATGTGGTCGCGCCATGAAGAAGTCAGGTAAGCGCCGGCCTGTTGGCAGGCCGGTGACCTACACACACTGGGACGAGCTGATGGCCAGCGCCAGCGAGCCGCTGCCGCAAGAGCAGCGCACCTACCAGCTCACGCGCATGTACCAGGGGCTGCACGCCCTGGAGACGGCCGCGGAGCCTGGCAAAGAGGACTGGCGGGTCGTCAGCGATGCCGTCAACATGCTGGAGACCCTGGTGGTCGAGATGCAGGTCTGCGAGGACGCCAGTGGCCTGCTGATGGATGCCATCCGCGGCCTGGCAGTGGCCGGCCAGCGCCACAAGCGCGAAGGCAAACCCATCCGGCTGGACGGTCCTGGCATCCAGGCTGTGCGCACCGTCCTGGCCAACTATGCCGAGCTGCTGGACATGCTGCCGGCACGCACCATGATCAGGTGCCACCGCCTGACCGAGAAGCGCATCCACGCCATTCTGGATGGCCGCAAGCGGCCGCACGATGTGGAGATTGTCTAGGGGTTTTCACTTACTTGCGTGCATCGTGGGAAATCGTGGTAAGATGTGGCCATCGCAACCAACCAGCAAGGAGCTGACCGTGAATGCAACCACCACCACCAAGCAAGTCAACCAGCAAGCCGTCTACGGCTGCAACATCGAGGACTTCGTCGACAACGTCTTCGAGTCCATCACCTACCAAGCCTGTGGCGTCAACATGGTTGTGTCTGGCCTGATGTCTGATGCCCAAGAGCAGATGGCGCATGGCGATGTCGAAGGCGCACGCCAGACACTGAATCGTGCCAAGTACCTGATGTCGCAGACGATGCAAGGCAAGCTGATGGCCGTGCGTGGCGTCTGATCAACCAGCGCCCTCCGGGGCGCTTCAACAACCACCAAGGAGAACACCATGAACAAGACCCAGAAGCGCGAGATCGAGAAGGCGCGCGACTTCCACAGCCTTGGCCACTACGAGACGGCCGCGCGCATCCTGTCCACCTGCCAGCGCTGCTCCATGACCAAGCGCGACCAGCAGGCCATCATCGAAGTGGCGCAGGAGCTGGACCTGATGCGCTTCATGCGCATCGAGAACGGCTGCCTCGTGACCGACTGAAGGAGACCACCATGCAACTCAAGCGCTACCACGTCATCCTGGGCCTGATCGGCCTGGTGATCGCAATGGGCATCGTCGGCCAGTCCGACTTCGAGGAGGCAGAGCGCCAGCAGGCCGAATACTGCGAGATGGTCAAGCTGTGGAAGCAGACCAAAGGCCAGGCCGGCTGGCCTGCCTACAACGGTGAAGGCATGTGCCGGTGAGCTGCAATCAGAACTGCCGCCAGGGCCGGTCCTGCAACTGCGCAGGTTGGCATGTGGTGCCGCTGCATGACCTGCGCGAGCACGAGGTCAATGGCTCGTGCTGGTGTAAGCCCACGCTGGACGAAAGCGTCTGGCTGCACCATTCGATGGATGGCCGGGAGGCCTTTGAGACTGGCGAGCGCCAGCCGTCTTGATCAGCGCTTGAGCGCGCCTGCAATGCTCGGTGCGATCTTTTCGACGCTGCGGCCGACCACATAGCCGCCCAGGCCGAACTCGATGATCGACCACAGCTTGAGGTACTCGGCCTCGCTGAGGTTCGGAGCCACCCAGCCCATCCACCTGGCCACGATCAGTGCCGTGAACGTGATCATGGTCAATGGCCGCCAGTTGGCTGCCAGCCAGTGCGTGCTGGCCGCTTCGGTCTGGATGATCTTGGCCGCCGCCTGCTCGATCTCGCCCTGGTGCTCCAGGAGCTGCCGCAAGGCCTCTGCTTCGGCCTTGGCGCGTTCCGCAGGGTCTGGGAATAGGTTGGCCACCACCTTGCCGACAATCGGTGCCAGGGCTGGTATCAGGGCTTGAATCATGGGTATTTCCTCCGGTCCAGCTCAAAGTGGGGGCCGTCCTTGAATGTGCGCCAGTCACCACCCCAGACGATGGCCACGTCCAGCTCCTTGGCAGCCTCTTTCATGGCCGCCGCGATCTTGTGATACAGCGGCCAATCCCAGCGCACCTCCTCATCGATCCATGCGCCAAGATCGACAGCGTGGCCGGTGATGTGGCGTGAGTTGAGCGTCTGACTGGCACCTGCCTCGACCAGCTTCTTCTGGCGCAGTGGATCGCGCAGACCCTCCAGCACCGTGAAGTCCACCGTGGTGATCTCGATGGCGCGCTCGACAACCTTCACCAGGTCTTCATGCACGCCTCTGAGCCTTGCAATCGAACGGGGGCCGAGCTTGTACATGGTCAGTGTTTCCAGAGGCTGATGATGTAGCCGATTAGGACTGAGATGCCAGACACGATGCTCATGCCGAACCACAGGCCGCCCTTACCCTTGTTGGCCAGGGCCAGCAGCTCCTCAATGTTGCGCTCCAGCTTGTCGACCTTTTTGTCCATCTCCTGGACCTTCTGCCAGAGCACGCCATACTTGACCAGGTCAATGCCCTCTTGTTGTTCCTGCAGCATCGTGTCTGCCTCCATCACAGGCCTTCGCCTGGGGTCATGTAGACCGTCGAGGCAGCACCACCAGCACTGAAATACGACCCAGCAGGGAAGCGCAGGATTTCAACTGCGCCAGGAAGCAGAGGGATGCCAGGAGCCGGATTGCCTGACACAGCAGCGGCTGCGTTTGTCTGAGCTGCAGTTGCAGTCGGTCCAAAACCAAGATGGACCAGGTTAGCTCCTGCATTGACGACACGCATCTGTCCTGCCACATGAGCTGAGAAACGCTCATAAACAGGTGCCTGAACGCCAACAGGAGCCAGAGCTGCGGCTGTGATGGCGATGGTCTCGCCTTGCGGGTTGAATGCGATCTGGGAATTGATGGCCATGATGACTCCTTAGAAAATTGATGGTTGAACGACTTTGTTCTTTCGACGTGTGTACATATACCGACCCACACCAGCGATTTGGTTTCCAGTGTAGTAGTTGATGCTCGCCAGGTGCCCGTTGAGATAGTTTGTCCCATCCGATCCAATCCTGGCCTGCGTCACAGTCGGAATTGATGCGCTGGTGTCCGTGACAGGAGTTCCGTTGTTCAGCTTGGCTGCGCAGTTGTTCGTGTTCCAAATGCCGAACAGGTTGTAGGCAGTGTTTGCAGCAATGGTTCCAGCATCAATCTGTGCTTGTGGAGCGCCGTTGTCGACGATGTACAGCTCCGGGTTGGTGGTGTTTCCACGCAGCACGATGATCTCGTTTGCAGTGCCATCATCAAACTGAATCAGAGGCCTTGTTCCAGAGACTGTCGATGGCGTAGCTTGCACCTGGGCACCACCGGCCAATGCTTGCCAAAAGCTGCTGAAGTTCACACCAGTGATGGTGGCCACATCGGCATTGCGTGTCACGAGAGCAGTCGTTGTCGGGATGTAGCTGGACAAAACCAGCCCTGGCTCAAACTGAGCGCCCCAGCAAACCATAGCGTTCGCAGGGTTGCCAACGTAGGTAGCAGCAATACCTCCACTTGCGCCGTTGTTGTTGATGCGGATGGTCGTGTTGGCAAGAACTCCTGCGACACCAACATACAGCCGATACCAGCCATTGCCGTAATTGACCGCGCCGAATGTCGTCGCACCTACGTTGACAACAGCACCGTTATTCAAGTCGATGTATGCGCCAACACCAGAAATTCTGATCGACGCATATCGACTTCCTGCGCTTTTGATGAAGCAACTGAAGGTGTAATCGCCTGCTGCGTTGACCAGCACCTTGTCGAGCCGATGCTGGGCATTGGCCGCAGTCTCGAACAACGAGTCGGCGTTCTGAGTCCCATCTGGCGAGACCGTGGTGTTTGCAGATGGAGTCAAGTTGATCGCACCCCATCCAGTGACACCGCCATTGGTGAAGTCCTGGCTGTAGGTGCAGATGTTGTTCGTCTGCCCTTCAACCAACAGGCCTCGCGCAGCCAAAGTGACTGGCGTGTAATCGAAGCGTGGCGTGTCGGCAGCGACAGTCTCAACCAGCCCTGATGCGTTCACGCGGGTGGCAGTTGCGCCAGCCCTTGTGAACGTGATCAGAGGATCGAGAGACCCGCTGAGGAAGTTCAGCGCCAGAGCTGGCGTCGTCATACCACTGCTCCAGTCGCGTCAACCCAGTTTGTACCATTGAACCAGATCGGCTTCCCAGCAGCAGCCAGCGTGGTGTCGAGGTACAGCAAGCCAATCTGAGCAGACGCCGTTGAGGTCACGCTCGGACGGTTCGGCGTTGTTCCGATATACGTCTGTGCGCCAATTTGACGCCAGCCAAGCGTGTCGTTGTAGACGAATATCTCGTTGGAAATTGTCGCTCCAGAGTTGCCAACGCTGAACGTGATGTCGCCATCAACAGGCGCCTGCTGACCAGTAAAAACACCGGGAGTGGCTAGGTATTCCTCCACACGCTCACGGCCACCATGAACAATACGGAAAGGAGCACCAAAATCGCCACTGAACCCATCGATTTGAACAGCGCCAGGGCCTGTGAGATCAAGCCCGTTGGTTGGTCCGTTGTAGTAGTTGTAGGTGCTGAACTCGTTGTACCCGATGCGAAAGGTAGAGCTTACGCCCTTGTCCTCCCAGATGATTGTTGCACTTGCGTGACCAGACAGCGTGCAATTCTTCAGTGAACCTGCAAATACAGGAACGGTATATGGGGCCAGCGTGTTTGCTGGGTCGATTGTCATTTCCACGCCGTCCATGTGCAACTCATAGGACGATGGCGTTGAGATTCCGAACGAAAGTGCCGTCGCAGCAGGGTTGCGCAGGTTCCACTCGGTGTCTTTGATAAACAGCCGAGCAGTCCCAATGCCGCCAGAGCCAACACGAGTACCACCGTTGCCGTCAATCACACAGTTCTCGATGTAGAAGTCACCGATGTAACCTGGTGTAGTTCCAATCGTGAACGGGTTGATGCGCAGACATGCTGCGTTGTTGATCGACGCGCCAACACTGCTCAAATACGCGCCGTTGATAAAACGAATGTTGGTAATACCGCCATCCATAGAAGATCCGCCGCTAACATAGAGAACTGCTTGCCCAGCGATATATTGACCGCCATCAAAAACAATTTCCTCTACGTTATATCCAGCCACATTGGAACCGTCAATGTAGATCGCACCAGCAGTCGATGCTGCCTGCTCATCCACATCGGCATTGATGATTCGCACGTTGCGGGTGTTGATGAAGTTGAAAGCGCCGCGCTGGTTGTTGCGGGTCTTAATGTTGATGACTGTCCAATTAGTCTGCGTGTTGCCGTTGTTCGGTTCCCAGTCAATGGCGTGACCAAACGACGACCCATTGGTGTCTCGAATCTCTCCGCCGATGATGGTGCCGTCATCGTTTCGGACAACAGAAATGCCCTGCCGGTAGTTGGCGATCATGACCGGGTTGATGACCGTGTGACCGTAGCCACCGAACGCATCACCGTATGCAGTGCCGAAGTACAGGCCATCCGTGCCCCACAGGTAGCAGGTCACGTTCTCGGTGAGCGTGTTGGTGCAGCCGCGATAGATGACGCCCATCGCAGCGCCATCGGCGTAGCCAAGACCACCAGCCGCAGGCAGCGTAGCAGTTGCCTCGATGCGCAGACCTTTCACACCAACATGGTCGCAATCACCTTGGGCAGCGCTGGCACGGAACTGGAACACAGACTCGTCCAGCGAAGCCACGTTCGGGTTGCCGCGATACCAGGCTGGGTTCATGTTGAACTTTGCTGTTGCGCCGTACCCTGTGTGGTAGCAGTTCTTCACGTCGACCAGTTCAACAGCACCACGCCACAGATTCGGAGTGCCGTTGTAGGTCGGGTTCAAATATGCGGTGAACTCGTACGGGTCATCTGCGCCAGGCCAGACGATCTCGCAGTTGCCTCCGAGGCTGTTGACGTATGTGGCCAGGTTCGCATAGTTGTCGCAGTTTGTGATGGCATTCGCTGCGCCTGGCAGCACGCCAAAGTCCTGCACATTGATCTGCCGACGAAGCACGCTCTGCACAGTGGTCTGGACTGCTCCAGCGCCTGCGGCCGTGTACGTCACCTGAGATGCATCGACTCCAGTGATGACGGCCTCGCTGTAGCGCTCAGTCGCCACTGGAGCGCTGTAGACAGTGCTGCCATTGCGGTTCATCACGCGGATGCTGTAGTCGCTGTTGACGTACAGGCGCGCAGGCGTGCCACTGTTGACCGGATAGCCGCCACGAGTGCGAATTGGCTGGCCTGCCGGGATGGTCAAGGCCGCGTCCCAGTAGACGGTAATCGGATTGCCTTGCGGGTCAAGGTTGGCCTGACCGATCCAGACAAAGCCATCCTCAAGAGGTTGGCCATCGATGTCCGTGAAAATCGGATAGGTGGGTTGAATGGAAAGTGCGCTCATCGTTGGTTCTCCTGATCAAATTGTCCTGCAGCTTGCATGGATTGCACAAGCCAGCGCTCGCGCCAGCTCAACTCTCGCGGCATCTTGGCCGCATCGGCAAAGCGCCGGAAGGCACCAGAAAGCGCCACAGCTCTCACCGCGGCCTGGCTTGGTGTGGTCCTGGTAGCGCCCTCGACTGCCAGCCTCTGGAACTCAGGCGAGGCAATCAGCTCGTCTGCAGCCTTGGCCACCTCGGTCTTGACGCCTTTGGTCAGCGCTGCCGTCAGGCCTGACGCGATTCCAGCGCCAGGCAGGCCGACTGCCGTGGTGGCCGCCTCAGCAGGCAGACCGATGGCTGCGCGCTTGGCCACGTTGAAGATGTTGCCCACCAGCGTGTCAGCGCCCTGCAGCTCCTGCTGGACGGCCTGGATGCGGCCGGTGGTGATGCGTTCGCGGGTGGCTTTGCGCACGTTGTCGGCCACTCGGTAGAGGTCCGACAGTGACTTCCTGGCCGGCTGCGGCAGGTTGTTCATCAGCGCCGCATAGGCCTGCTTGTTCTGCAGCAGACCCTCGTACCAGTTGGCGTAGGTGTTGAAGTTCAGCGCGCCGTTTTGCGTGGCCTTGCCAAAGGCCGTGTTCAGGGCCGATGCCGCCACCATCTGGCGCATGTCCTGGGGGATGGCCTTCAGAATGTTGACCAGCTTGTCGGCATCACCCTTGGTCAGCGCCTGAGTGGCCGTCGACAGCTTGGTGACCAGGCTCTGGTCGAGCTGCTTGCCGAACAGCGAGACCATGTCGTCCTCGAAGCCCTTGCGCATGGCCACCAGACTCTTGGCCAGCCGATACTGCTCGCCGCGGCCGACCGTCTCAGCCAGGCTGAACTGGTCATCATCGATCAGCGCATACAGGCGCTTGGCCAGGCCAGTGTCGGCATCAGCGAACGGCCCTTGCTGGCGCGCAGCCGCGCCGATGTCGCGCCGCACGTCATCGATCAGCGCATAGGTTGGATAGCGCATGCCGACCACATTGCCTGCTTCGTCCTTGATCTCGCGCGGGGTCAGCTTGCGCCGCACCGACTTCTCCAGGCTGGAGAGGTTCTGTGGACCATCCAGGTCCAGCGCACGCTGCTCGACGAACGTCAGCACGTTGTCAGCAGGGCCGCGGGTCTGGGCCGGCACGTTGGCGCGCAGGTCGTCGTAGACCTTGTTGGCCTGGCGCTCCAGGTTGGTGACCGTCTGGTCCAGGTTCGTGCGCACCGCCTGGTTCATGCGACTGAGGTCGGTCATGCCGCCGATGCGGGTGATCAGGTCGTCTGCTTGCTTGCCGACCTGCTCCAGGCCAGCAATCTCAGCCATCCTGGCCTGGCTGCCAGGCACCGACTTGACGGCCTGCGCCAGCTCACGGTAGGCCTGGTTCGAGGTCAGATGATCCGGCTGTAGGTACTGCTCGATCTTGAGCCTGCGCGCAGCCTCCAGCACCTTGGGATCAGGCGCAGCCTGGCCAGCCAGGATCGTGGTGGCTCGGCCTGCGCCAAAGCCGCCACCGGCCGCCTGGCGGGTGGTTGCTGCCAGCTCTTCGGCCGTCATCATGACTGGAGCTGCAGCAGCCGCAGGAGCTGCAGGAGCCATTGCCGTGCCCATTGGAGCGCCTGCTGGCGCTGTACCTTGCGGAGCCACTGGGAATGTCACTGCGCCACTGGGTTGCACGCCGGCAGGCATCACAGGAGCCTCGCCAAAGGTTGGCTCGATGCGTGTAGCCGCTGCTGCAGGGCCGCCAGGGGCCACAGGAGCTGCGCCAGGAGCCGCTGCAGGGGTAGGTGGCACCTCACCGCCTCGGACAGCCCTGACGGCCTGCGGGATGCGTGTGATGGCCTGGCCAGCGCCGCCGAGTGCTCCAGCCAGTGCCACCTCGCCAGTGTCGAATCGACCGCCAGTGGCAGCCTGGGTGGCCTCGATGCCGGCCTGGGTCGCACCACCGGCCACGACAGCACCAGGAATGGTGGTCGCACGGCCGGCAGGCGTGAAAGCAGCCAGCGCGCCAGCAGCACGCGGGATGTCGCTGATCTGGAAGCCAGGCTTGATGGCGTACATCTGGCCGTCAATGGACGACTGCAGCACGAAGTTGCCCTTTTCGTCCTGCGCCACTTTGACGCCGGGAAAGTTAGCCTGAATGACTTGGACCGTCTCAGCCGGATTGGTCATCATCGTGCCCAGGGCCGTCTTGAGGGACGCCACGCTCATCTGATTGAGTTCCGGCATCGAGGTCCACTCGGGCAGCGTCTGGGTCTCCGTGGTTGCGCGCCGCGATCCGGTGACCATTTCGCCCAAGGACTCGAAGAAGCCCATCTTTGGAGGTTCTGCCGGTGCAGTCTGGCCGCCAAACTGGCTGGCCATGGCCGCATAGTCGACCACCTGTGCAGGCTGCGTCTGTGGAGTCACAGGCAGCGTCTGCTGAACGGCAGCAGGCGTCTGCGGAGTGACTGGCAGTGGCGTAGGTGTTGGTGCAGCAGCAGGGGCCGGAGCCGGGCCTGCCACCGTGCCGCCGAACTGTCGTGCGAGTGCTTCGTAGTCGGTTGCCATCAGCGGATTCCTGCTGCTTTCTTGAAGGCGTCAGCCGCCTGCTGCGACGGGAAGGTCAGCACCTGACCGTTGGGAGCCGTCACCGATACAGGAGCACCAGGCTGGCGTGGTGCCTCTGGTGCCGTTGGCGCAACTTCGGTCGGGGTGTAGAAGATGTTGGCCGTGTTCAGACCGTAGCCCTTGGCGATTCGCTCGATTCCGGTGCGCACGGTGGCCTCTTGGGTCTGGGCCTGCTTGTACAGACCTTCGGCTTGCTTGGCAAACATCTTGCGCTGGTCTGGATTCAGACGTTCGCCTTTCACCAGGTTGTTGTACAGGTTCTGAATGCGCTCCGGCACGCCGGTGGCGTTCTGCGCCGTGGCGAACTCGCCCTCGCGCACCACAGAGCCTGGGTCCAGCATCTTCATGTAGTTGAAGATCAGCGCCAGGTCGCCAGCGGCCGTCTCTTGCGAAGCAAGCACGCGGCCGTAGGCCGACTTGACTTCCTGGTATCCCTTTGTCTGGTCGCTGTATTCCTTGCGGAACTTGCCCTCAGCTTCGGGCCGCTTTTCCACCGGGATGATGCCTGCAGCCATCTGGTCAGCCTCTGCACGCGCACGCTGTGCCTCTGCGCCGGACTTCGCAGCCGCAGCATCAGATGCACGACGAGCCGCTTTTGCCTGCTCGATCTGCGACTGTGTAAGATTGATCTCCAGACCGAACTTCTGCGGTGCAAACTTTGCCTCAGCTTCTTTGATGATGGCGTCAGCGGTTTCTTTGCGCAGCGTGAACGGCTGCAGTTGTGCAGCGCGACGGTCAGTCTCAAGCTTTACAGCGCCTTCGATGACCTTGTCACCACCAGGCATCTGCGAGATGGTGAAGCCGAAGTAGTCCTCGGTGGCCTTCGGGTTTTCCTTGGCCACATCTCGCCATGTCTCCAGAAACTTGGCACCGGCCTCGTCGCCACTGTTGCGCTTGGCTGCGATCTGACGCTCGATCAGGCCGATGGCGATCTCAGGCTTCCCAGCCTTGAACGCCGAGAACACCTGACCAGCCTGACCAAGTGCGTTCTGCTGCTGGTCAGCGTTGATCATGCTGAAACTCTCGCGCACGGCCTTGGCCTGCGTCTCAGGAAGCATCATCGCCAGGTCAGCATAGTCCTTGGCGGTCGCGCCTGGCTGGCGCAGGCGCTGGAAGGCTTGCGAGATCAGCTTCTGTTGCTCTGCTTGGCGCTGGGATTGCTCCTGCGCCATGCGGGTTTCGGTGATGGCTGTGCCAGTTTTGAACGCCGACAGGAAAGCCTGCGACGGGTCAGGAATGTCGACGCCGTAGTTGATTGGGCCGGATGGTAGTTGAAGGGCCATCAGAATTTACCTCCCAGGCCAGAGAAGATGCCCAGGCCGCCAGAGATGGCTGCGGGAATGGATGCGAACGCACGGCCTTGGGCCATCTGCGCGCCAGCTTGTGCAGCGCCTTGCTGGGCCAGCAGGCTGGCGATGTTCGCGCCGCTTTCCTGCGCAGCCGCGCCGGTGCCAGCGGCAGATGCTTGGCCAAGGCGCGCCAGGTTCGAAGTGGTCTCCTGGCCAAGTGCGGTCAGGCCGCCAAGACGGCTGTACTGCTGGCCAATCAACTCGGACAGCACCTGCGGCCGGAACTGTGCCAGGGCCGCCTGAATGTTGCCGCCGCGCAGCCCACCAGTGGCAGATGCCTGCTGCAGCAGTGCGTTCTCGCCTTGCTGGACCAGCGCCTGCATCTGCGGACCGGCCGCCAGTTCGGCAATGGCCTTGCGCTGCGCCTCTGGGCCAGCCAGACCGAGCAGAGCCTGCTGGGCCTGCATGGCAGGGACACCAGCTTCAGCGTAAGGCTGCAGCCCTTCAATCGCGCCGGTACCGGCTTCGACGTAGGGCTTGAGCAGTTCTTGAACCTTGTCGAACTGGCGACGCTGTTCAGCGATGCCAGCCTCCGATGCTTGGGTTTGTGCTGCTGCCGCAGACTCGGCAGCGTCGGCCTGTGCCAGGCCAGATACGAGCGTTGCGCCGCCAACGGCAATGCCTGCCAGCGCTGCTCCAGATAAACCGAAACTCATTGTTTGCCCTCCAGGTGCGGGTGTTGGACGGCCTCAAGGACAGGAGCAGGTGCCGGGACGGTGTACATGTCCCAGATAGCCTGCGGGTCTGTCTCGTTCGTCGGGTTTGCGTGGAAGGTGGTGACCTCAACGTCCGTCAGCGCCACGCCAGCACGCTTGGTGTTGGACTTGGTGACGCTCATGAAGCCGGGGCCAACCTGGGCCGAGCCGTCGTCAGTGGTGACGATTAGGTGGCCTTTGCGAACCACGAAGAATGACTCGTCCTTGTGCACTGCGCCAGTCAAGACGGTGCCTGCCGGGATGTGCATGGTCCGAGCGTAGAGGCCGTTGCAGAAGTCGTGATCGACAGGCATGTCGACCTGGGGCAACTTGAGCAGTTCAGCCTCCAGGCGGTAGATCGGCAAGTGCTCCGCAGGCACACCGGACTGCTTGGCAACTTCCTGAACCGCGACATCGCTCATCGAATCCTCCTGCTGGGGGCTGTGAGCTACTGGCTGCTCGAACGGCTCAGTAATGGTATTTTCCCACATTTGAATGGCCTGTCAATCTTGCTCGAACTCGCGCTCTTCCCAGGCTTGGCAGGAGCGCATGTCGTGGCAGATGAACTCGAATTTGTGGCAGTAGCCACGGTAGCCAGCGCCATCGTCCCAATCGTTCTGGGGGATGCGCTCCATCTTGGCCTGCATCATGGTGCTGTTGTCGTAGTACTCGCAGTTCGAGCACCGACGACGACGCGCCTCTTTCTCATCGACTTGCATGGCCTTGGCCAGCTTCATCCAGTAGGGCTTGTTGGCTCCGCGCTCGTTGCTGGGCTTTTCAGGGCCGAGCATCCAGTCGTCGATCACCACCTGGGTGTTCTTTTTGTTCTCGGCCGCCGTGATGAATGGCTCCTCGTATGGGATGCCACCAAAGCCGGCCAGCATCATCTTGGGCATTTTTGCGTCTTCCATCATGGACTCCTTCAGGTGATCTCGCGGCCGGAAATGCGCAGCGTCAGCGAGGTGGCATTGCTGGCGATGGTACTGATGAATGCACCAGGGTCCAGCTCTTGTCCGACCAGCTCAGGGCAGAGATAAGTCTCGCCAGGCACCACCGAACGGTCGTCGATGATCAGGTTGGCATTGCCAGCAACACCACCAACCTGAACCAGGTTCACGCTGAACGTGCGGTTCACTGTGTCGGTGTTGGTGACCGTAGCCTTGTCGATCAGCGCCTTGGCTGCAGTGGCTGTGTACTGCGTGGTCTGGACAGCCTCCATCTGCTTGGGAGGCACGAGGGTTTTTACGATGACGGTCATTGGATACCTCCGATGTTGTTTGCGACAGTAAGAATGATGGACGGAATGCCTGGATGTGGTGCTACAGGACCAGAGGCCAGAAGCTGCACGCCAAGATTGCTCACGCTGAACATGACCTCGACGTAGTCTCCTGCCTTCAAGTTGAAAAACAAATTCAGAGCCACAAACACTTCAGCATTGTTGCCCTGAATGCGCACTTGGCTGGCTGAATTGGTGACATCAGCTCCATTGAGTCTGAACCACACATAGAACTCTTCAGCCGTTGCGACTGTCGAATCAAGCTGCACAGAAATCTGGAAGTTGTAGATGCCTTCAGTGTCGACGTAGACGCGCGAAGTTGGCGTGCCAAGGTAAACGCCATGACTCAAGTCTGTGGTGTTGAACGTAATGGCCTTGGCCGTGTTGATGACTGTGGCAGTCTGCGTGGTGGTGTCGTAGAACGAGCCATACCGGCTGCGCTTGAACTCGCGCTTCGGTGGCAGCATCTGCAGCCCTTCGACAGCCTCAGCCAGCCTGGATAGCAGCGCCATCGCCTGGTTGGCTTTGTTCTCTGCTGACGCAATGCTGACTGCTGTTTCCTGTGCCAGCATGGCGATTTGGTCCAGCGCTTGTGTGGCTTTGATGTCACTGACCGAGCAGCAGACAGCCACCTCCTGCGCCAGTGCAGCGATCTGACCGAGTGCCTGCACAGCCTTTGTATCGGCATTGCCGGCCAAAATGGTGGCCACCTCCACCTGATCAGGGGCCACCGAAGCAGCCACCGCAAACAGGTTCTCGAACTGCTTGATCTGCTCGAAGTCCTTCAAGAACGTGGCGAGCTGATCTCGGGTCAGGCCGAGTGGTGGGATGCGTGGATTGGTGGCCATCAGTAGAGCAGCCCTTCAATCTGCGCTTCCAGCCGTGCGAAGGCCAGATGCGCATCGCTGTCGCCGCGGAAGCGCTGGATGCGCCAGTTGCGCATGCTGCCCTGCTGGAACCACGCCAGGCGCTTCTTGGTGTTGCCGATGGTGCCAGCACGCAGTGGCCGATCCTGGCTCCATGACAGGCCGTCCAGGCTGTAGCTGGTGGTGATGATTGGGTCGACGCCAAGCGCCACGCGGCCGGTCAAGCTGACCAGCTCCAGCTCATGGAACAGAGCGCCGTTGCCCTCGTTGTAGGCAATCAGCGTGCCGAACTCCCAGCGCACTTTCTGACCCCAGTGCGTGCCAATGGTGTCCACCAGATAGCCGATGTTGCTCGACTGCGGATCACCGACAAGCCACTTGTCGTAGGCCCAGACCAGGTTGCGCGCACGGTACTGACTGAACCCGACGACCGTGGTCGTCAGCGTGAACCAGACCAGCTCGCCCAGCGCCTCGCTGGCCGCTGCGTCATAGACCAGCGTGCGGTCAGGCAGGTGGACGTAGAGGTGCTGGTGCGCCTTGTCGTTGCGCGCCTCCAGCTTCACCGTGGCGAGCTGCGCCTCGGTGTACTGCAGCAGAATCTCGTCGATCTCCTGCGTGCTCACCTTGGTGGCAGTGGCGTTGGCGCCCATGTAGATGCCTGGCGCTTCGTTGCGGCCGCTGCCCAAAAAAGCCACCTGCTCCATGAAAACGCAGCATCCAAACGTGCCAATGACGCCCTTCTGAACCTGTGCGCCATCGATGCGTTGGAACGGGAAGAAGTCGCCGCCCACGTTGTCGAACACCTCGATGGTATTGCGGTTCAGTGCATAGACCTCGTTGCGCAGCTTCAGCAGCGCCACCACCGGGTCAGGATCGACCTCGCTGGAGCCGTACTTCAGCGGGTTGACCTGAGTTGGGTCTGACAGCTCGGTCACCACCAGGCTTGAACCATCGGTGGTCATGAAGTAGCCGTCCACCCAGCAAAAATCCAGCACCACACCAAGATCAGGATCAGTCACCTGCGTGAGGACGCCGTTCCAGTAGTACAGCCTGCCGCCAGACGCAATGGCCAAGCGGTCGAAGCTGTAGTCCATCGTCACCAGCGTGTTGATTGGTCCACCAACCTCGCCAAGCACGGTCACAGCGCCATTGCTGGCCACAGTCACGAGCTTGGTGCCCATGACGCGATAGCAGGTGCCGTTCCAGTTGATGCCGCCGCGGTCAATGCCAGGGCCGCTGCCGTTGGCCACGATGCCGTCACCTGGCCGCAGGAAGCCGGAGCTGATGCCGCTGTTCTTGGGCACTGGCACCATGTTGACCGGGTAGGACGTGCGGAAATCCGGTCCGTTGTCGGTGTAGATGCCGTTCAGGATTGGAATCTGCATGGCCTTACCACTTCACCTTGTCTGCCCAGTAGGCAGCGCTCATCTTTCCCTTGGCGATGTTGCCGGCATGCCTGGCCTTGAATGACTCGCGCCTTGCCTTGTCTGCTTTGGACTCGCCTTCCTTCTTGGGGCTGCCAGAGACGCCTTGCTGGCCGAACCTGATCGTCTTGACCTGGTCGCCAGACTTGGCCACCACGACATGCGACTTGGTCGGATGCCCAGGCGTGCGCTTGGGCTTATTGAAGCCCTCGACGCCAACACGCTCCAGCCGTGGGTCTTTCTTGGCCGCCATGATCAAGCAATCCGATACCAGGAGTTGGTGGCCTGCACGAAGCGCATGCGGAAGAAGTCTTCGGCAGCCAGCGTGGCTGGAGCACCATAGGCCGCCGCGGCACCGTTCAGCGCCAGCGTGAATGCCGTGATCTGCTGAGTGGTGGTGATCAGCACCTCGGTACCGTCAGGCGTGCCAGTGTTCAGCGGCAGCGTCACCGTGCCAGTGGCCAGCGTGCCGGCCGGCTGGATCAGCATCCACTGCTGCTGCGCCACAGGCGTGGGCACGGCCAGGTTGAAGCCGGTGCCAGGCGTGTAGACGTTGGTGGCCAGCGTGGGGCTGGCAAAGGTCTGCTGGAAGTAGGCCAGCAGCGCACTGATCGGCAGACGCCTTGCATCGCCGTTGTTCGGGCTGTAGATCGGAACCTGGTCACCAGGCGATACCTGGGCCAGCAGGGGGAGTTGGTAGATTTGCGGCATGGTGTGTTCCTCAGTTGTACTCGATGGGGCCGTCCGGTCCTGCAGTGACCGGGTCGACCGGCTGACTCAGGAACGGGTTGTCGTACACGCGCCAGGGCTTGTTGCCGGCACCGGATGGCATCGTGTTCGGGAATTGCTGCTCCAGCGGAGCTGTGGCGCGCTGCAGCAGGGTGTCGTATCCCTGCTTGGCCGTGGCCTTGGTCTCGTTCATGACCTGCTTGCCGTAGCTCGGAGCCAGGCGCACGCCAAGATTGCAGATGATGGTCTCGTAGGCCGAGTCCGGCACGTTGGTCTGCTCGTCGATGCTGCCATCCTGGGGGCTGGCCGGGATCGGGTAGCCGAGCCGAATGCCCTTGCCATTCCAATCGGCCATCATGGCATCGAGCCTGCGCCTGGCTGTCTCAAGCTGCTCCGGCTGCAGGTCGAAGACGTAGGACGCAAGGCCGATCTCCTCGAAGGCTGCATAGACGAACTGGCGCTTGCTGTATCCCATGTCACTCTCCTGATGTCTGCTGTGCGAGCGCCGTCTCGATCATGCTGGCCAGTTTCTTGTCGGACGTGCGCTTGTTGAATGGTATCGCCAGCTCGGTGGCTTTGGCCTCCAGTTCCTCGCGTGTCGGTGGTGCGTTGTCCTCGACGACAGGCGCAGCAGGTTCTGGTGCTGGAGCTGGTTCTGGTGCTGGCTCTGGTGCTGGCGCAGGGGCTGGTTTTTTGGCCGCCTTGACCACCGATGCGCGCCGTTCGACAGGCGGTTTCTGTTTCACAGGCGTGCGCCTGGGGTTCTTGGACTTGCGCCCCATCAGATGGCGCGCTGCCAGCGGTCCTGCTGCCTCGATGGCCGCCTCCAGCGTCATGTGCCAGCCGGCTGCCAGCTTGGCATCCAGTTGCGCCTGGCCATGCATCGGCATGGCGTCATAGGAATAGCGTGCGCGCTGGATCGAGCCAGGCGCGCGATAGACGAGGCAGGGGAATGTGGTCATTTCTTGGCCTTTGGTTTCTTGGCGGTCTTGGCCGCGGCCTTGAATGCGGCCTCAGTCGGTGCGCCTCTGGTTCCAGGCTTTCGCATGCGCTCAGGCGTCTTGCCTGCGGCCTTCTGGCGCTCGATGCGCTCGCGCTTGGCGTGGATGTTGGCGTAGAGGCCGGCTTTCACTTCTTGGCCTTCTTCGGTGCTTTGCTGGGCTTTCCTGCGGCCTTGGCAGCCGTGCGCGCAGTGGACAGCGCCACAGCGACAGCCTGCTTCTGGGGCATGCCCTTCTTCATCTCCTTGGAGATGTTCTTGCTGATGGACTTCTGCGAATAACCCTTGGTCAGTGGCATGTGTGTCTCCTTGGCAATGGGGGGACCGAAGTCCCCCCACTCTTGCCGTCAGCTTACTGGTTGAACAACAAGATGCCGGACATCTCGGGCTGCTTGTTCACCACACCGAACAGCGTGTCGAGACGATACTTGATCGTCATGCTGTCGATGTCGTAGAACTTCTGCATCACCACTTCGATGTTGTTGTCGGTGGTAGCGCGCATCACTGCGGTACCAGCGTCAGACGGGACAGCGTAGCGGCCAGGCAGCAGCTCAAGTGCATCACGCTGCCAGAACACGTTCACTGCAGCAGTGTTCACGTTCAGGAAGGTGATGGCAGCAGCAGCCGCAGGCGTCACGATCACGTTCTGATACTGGAGTTCAGCATCAGAGCCACCCTGGGCCGAGATGATCGGCGGGGTGATGACCAGATCGGTACCACCGGCAGGCACGCTCACCACGCGGAAGGTCTTGGGCTGGCCAGTACCTTGCTTGGTGATGTGATGCACGGCCTCGACGCCATCGATGGTGAACGCATCGCCAGCCACAATACCAGCCGTCGCGTTGACGGTGATGGTCTGGAAGCGGTTGTCCACGTTCTGGGTTTCGCCAGAGATGGCGGTCGAGGTGGCTTGCGGGACGTAGTAGTTGTTCGCCGCGGCCTGGGTGTCGATGGTGACAGGAGCTGCGGGAGCAGCGCCGACCAGACGGTTGGCGTAGTCGAACTTGAACGTCTCGAAGCCAGCGACCATGCCGACGAACGAGCGCTCGAAGGCGCTGTTCGACTTGTTGCCGTTGAACGAACGAGCTGCGGTACCAGTCGCGCCGGTAGCGATGTTGCCAGCCAGGCCGTTGTAGTCGCGGCTGGACAGCGCCAGGTAGCGGTCATAGTTGGCCACGCCCTGCTCGTTCATGATGCTGTCGCACAAAGCGACATCATCATAGGTGCCAGCAGGAGCGCCAACGTCCACCACCAGCGAGCCGAGGTTCGCAGCAGCGTTCATGATCGCCAGGTTGATGTCCGAAGCCAGCTTCTGCTTGGCAGCCTCGCCCAGACGGCCTTCCTGCAGTGCATCACGCAGGTCAAGCGCAGTCATGGTCCAGGGCACCGTGCGGCTGAAGCCGATGGTGGCCGGGACAGCCAACTGCGTCATGTCCTGGTAGCCAGGGATGGCCACACCGGGAGTCGAGGAAATCGACTGCGCGATGTAGGGCTGGGGACGCCAGATGATGTCGTTGGTACGAGCCATCATCGTCTGGTCGGTGTTGTAGATGCTCACGTTGCGCGAGAGCACCAGGGCATCGTGAAAGCCTTCGAGCAGGTTCTCGAACGCAACACGCTCTTCTTTGGAAAAACTATTCGCCATGATTGGCTCCTATTTCAAAAATCAGTTTCTGGATGCTGCTTGCTTCTGCCGTTTGTACTGGAGCACCTTGGTGTAGTTTCCAGTCTTCTCAGCTTCGGCACGCAGCCGTTCAAGGGTTGAGTCCACCGTGCCAGATGCTCGACCAGTTCCCTGGACGATGCGCTCAGGCGCGGGTGCTGCTCTGCGATTTGTGACTTTCAATTCTTTCTCCAGTCTTGCCACCGCAAAAGCAAACTTCACGGGGTCGGTAATCTTTGAGAGGTCGGCTGCCTTCTTTGGGTTCTTTCCGAGTGCGTACACCACCAGCGCAGGGTTTTCAGCTCCTTGCAGGATCACGCCTTGCTGGGTGACGCTGAAGACCTCCTGGGCAATCGCCTCGGCATCCTCATAGTCTCGGACCTTCAGCTCGGCCTTGGCCTTGCTGTAGCCCTCCAGCTTGGCTTGCCAGGCCTGATGCTGCTGCTGCTCTGCCATCCTGGCCTGTTCGACCATGAAGTCATGCTGCCGCTTGCGCTCATGCCAAGCATCCAATGCCTGCTCGAATCTCTCGGCATCGTAGTCGTGGTCCTCCAGCTTCGGTTTCGGTCCCAACTGCACTGGTTTGTTCTCAGGTGCAGAGGTTGCGAGCTTTGCTTCGAGTTCACGAATCCGGCGCTCTTTTTCCCTGTTGGCCTTGCGTAGCTCTCGAACCCATTCAGGTGCGCGAACTTCCTCTTCGGTGGGTGGCGACTCCTCACCTATGGAGACCACAACTTCGTCTGACTCCTCCGCGTGCTCGTCATCGGAACCCACAGCCTGCTGGCCATCAGCGGAATCGTCCTCGCTGACTTCAATCTCAACAGGTTGCTGCTCGTCATCCAGCACCGCGGCCTCGCCGCCGTTGTCGTTTTCTCCTGCTTCTGCCTTCAAATTCATCGTTGACCCCATCAAACTCACTCAATTTGAACGGCTGAGTGGTTACCGTTTCCCACATTTTCACTCATTCCGAGCGCTCTGCGCAAGGCCGCATAGACCAGGCGCAATCGCAGCTCGGTCTCAGCCTTGAACTCGGCTGGCTCCGGCTGCTCTGACTCGATGGCCGAGTGGATGTACTCGACCAGGCGCTCGAACTCGTCTTGTGTGCTCATCGCCCGGTCCTCGTAGATTCCATGAAACGCATCAGGCTGTCGACCCATTCCTGGGTGGCTTGCTGCACCGGGTTCGATAGCTGGAACGACCGGATGTCGCCAGCCGGATCAGTGCCGGCAGCGCGCCTGGCCTGCGTGAACTCGGAAAACAGCAGCTCGCGCGGTATGGGTTGCTCGAAGCCGCCGACATACTGGCCGGCCAGTTGCGTGTTGTAGGTGGTGTGCGGGGCTGGCGACTCGGTGATGATGCGGCCTGTCGGGTCCATCTTGGCAATCGAGAAACCACCAGCATGGATCGGTGCGTCCATCAGCGACTGTTCGGTGATTGCCGCGCGTGTGGTCGGAAGGTCCGGGAATCCAGCCGTCTTGAACTGGTCCAGCGTCATGCGGTCGATGAAGGCATGCCGCAGCGCGCCATTGGCGTTGAGCTGGTCGCGCGCAGTCGGATCGTCGACGCCTTTCCATTCAGGCCTGAACCTGCGCACCTCTTTGTCAAACTCGCGCTTGGCCTTCTTGGTGATCTTGCCGCCCTTGATCTGCTCCAGCAGCGCATCGGACATCATGGTCGAGAAGTCGCCGCCGACATGACTCATCGGGGTGTAGACCATGTAAACATCGCCGCTGCCCTTGCCGGCCGCCTCCTGGACGCGCCTGGACAGGCCGGTGATCGGTCCCTTGTCAGACGCCCAGGCCGCACCGAATGGCAGGTGCGTGCGCATGAAGTCGGGGCCGCCTTCCAGCGCCACCGGAGTCGGCAGGCGCACGCCCTCGATCTCGGTCAGCATGCGGCCGGCTGCCGTGCGGTCACCAGTGGCCGGCAAGATGGTTGCACCCTGCCAGGCGCTCCGGGCTGATGATCTGCCGCGGGGGAAGGTCTTTGACCACCTCCTGGGTGAACTGCATCTCGCTGACTGGTTTCTCCAGCTTCTTGCCCTCGCCAATCGGGTGGTACAGGCCGCGTGCGATGTTCTCGGCCTTGCTGGCTCGTGGCACTGCAGCCATGCCGGCCAGCATTGCGCCACCCTTGGCCATGCCTCCAGGTGTTGGCACGGCCATCGATGCCAGGAACTCCTGGATCGGTGCCCTGGCAGAGCTGACCAGGCCGGCACGCTCCATCTGCCGGCCGATGTACTCGCTGCTGCCGACGACCTGCTCGTCTGGCGTGCGGTAACCGAACGGCCGCATGGCCATCGTGGCCAGGTCGACTGGCGTGCCGACCACTGAGGCCAGCGCCCGATAGGCCAGGTCTTTGATGCTTGGATCAGCCACGTCCGGTCACCATGTTGGAGATTGTGCGAGCAGATTCGACTGCCAGGCGCTGGTCCTCGTTGTCGATGTTGGCCAGCGTCTCGGCCGTCTTGGCTCGTTTGTACTCGGCATCTGCGATGGTGTCCACCGTGTCTGCGCGAGCCTTGGCCGCCTTGGCAATCGCCTCCTCGGCCGCGGCCTGCAGGAATATCTTGTTCGGGTCTTCGGGCTGGCCTTGCAGCTCGACCATCATCTCTTCCTGCTCCTGCTCGGTGGGCTTGACCACGCCCATGCGCACGAGCTGCTTGCGGAAGAAGTCGCGCACCTCGCCAATGCCCTCGCCCTCCATGTTCATCATGGCCATTGCCTGCAGCACCTGCTTGGTCTGCTGGTCGTCGGTGATGGCCATCATGCCGGTGAGTGCGCGCACGGTCGCCGCGCGCTTGCTGGTGCTGGACGGGCCGACATCGACGTTCACATCGAACTTGGCACGGCTGAGGTCGTTCTCCATGACCACCTCACCGGTCTCGCTGACCATCGGCCGCATCAGCTCGATCATGCCGACCGACTCGTCGGCCTCGACGACCTTCATCTTGCGGCCTTCCTCGACGTAGATGTCGCGCGCCATCGAGAGCCAGATTTCGCCGCAGCGCTTCATGCCCTTGGCGAAGTTGCTCATGTAGATGAAGGTCTGCATGTCCAGACGGGTCTGGATCATCTCGATGGCCTTGCCGGAGATGTTCGAGACCATCTTGTCGGCTTGCTGCGAGCTGCCCAGGATGTCCTGCATGTCCTGCTCGGTGATCTGCAGCAGGGCTGCCATCGCCGGTGGAATCTGGGGGCTGCGGGTGTAGGCCACTGGGCCGCTGATCTGCTGGCTGCCGTCCGGTCCGGTGATCGGGTTCACCAGCAGGTATGGGTAGTTGCGCAGGTTGTCGTCTGCCCACATGACCTGGTGGCCAGCCACCTGCTCGGGCACCAGGATCGGTTTCTCGACGCTGGACAGCGCACTGATCTCGCCCAGCTTGGAGAGCTGCATGTTCTTCAGGCGCTGCGCATCCTTAGCCAGGCGCACATGGCCCATGCAGCGCTCGACGTTGTCGACGAACCAGCGCTTGCCGTAGACCGGCACGATGGGGATTTCCTTGCCTGCGATGTAGCCGGCATCCTCCAGAATCTTGCCGCCCGACATGATGTACTTGTGAACGCGCCTAGACTTGATCTTGCGCTGCCGGACCTCCTGGCTGCCGATGGCCGCCAGCGTCTCTTCGAGCGCCGGATCGGCATCGAAGTCGGCCTGGCGGTAGCGCTCCTCGGTGCCGTCGATGGCGCGGAAGATGCGCACGGTCTCGGTCACGTCCTCGACCTTGTAATACTCGGCCACATAGACCACGTCAGGCGTACACCAGTCGAACTCGTACTGGTGGATGATCTTCGGCCAGTCGGTCGGATCGTCGCCCCACTCTTCCTTGTAGCTGGCGCGGGTCATCGAGGTGACCACGAAGGCAAAGCGCGCATCGGCCTTGTCCTGGCGCTTGGCGTTCAGGTCAAAGAAGACCGAGCTGTCGGCATCGAAAATCGGTTCGATGCGAATGCGCTGCTTCTCGTTGTCCTCGTCCTCTTCGTCCTCGTAAACCGTGCGCAGCCGCCAGGCACCAAAGCCACCGCCCACCGCCTCCTCGAAGGCGTTGTCGTAAGCCTCATCGGCCACCGAGTCCTGCTCGTCGGCACGGTACAGGCCATCGCAGGTCTCGGCCAGCTTGTCGTTCTCGCTGCCGTCCTTGCTGACGTAGTCGACCGTGATGCGGTTGTTGCGGTACTCGTTGATGATGCGGATGACGGCCAGGTGGACCTTGTTCACCTCGAACCTGGGCTTGTTCTCGTAGACATCCCAGAGTGGGCCTTCCCACTGGCTGCCGGCCAGGCTGTAGAAGCGCCGGTCCTGCAGGCACTGCAAGCGCTCGTCGCGCAGAGCAGTTTGGATGTCGTTGAATTGATTCAGCGCATCACTGTGGAGATTGTTCAGGTACTGCTCTTTTGACATGCGTGCCATATATCGCCCCTATTTGCAAGTATTTTCTACCATTTACTGGTCACCGGCAATGGTGTGAAGTCCACCTGCCTGCTGACCACCGCGGCACGCCTGACGCCTTCGCATGCGTAGCGCAGTGCGTCAATGACGTGGTTTTGCTTGTCCTGCAGCACCGGCAGCACCTTGCCGGTCAGCGGGTCCGTCTTGTAGCTGTAAAACGTCAGCTCGTCGATGGTGTGCGTGCAGCGTGGATGGACCACGATGTCGTAGGACTTCAGCCACTCGACGCCCTCGACCACGGAGTCCTTGCCCTTGACGGCCGGCATGATCTTCGGGAACCCGTTCTTGCGCATGTGGCTGATGGTCTCGGGCCTGGAGCTGTCGGCCACCAGTGGCCACTTCTCGGCCTCCGGCACGGTCATGAACAGCTCTGGCGTGTTCATGATCTCGCAGCCCACCATGTAGGCCTCGTGATCGATGTACAGCGTGCGGCCGACGATGTGGCAGCGCACCAGGACGGTCGGGTCGGTGGCAAAGCCCCAGTCAGCGCCGAGCCGGTGGATGGCGTCCTTCGGTGCCTCAAACTCTTCGATCTTCCAGTTGCGGAAGACGCGCGCGCTGCTGTTCTGCAGATAGCCGCCACGCCAGACGTGCGCATACTTGTCTGGATCGCGTGACTTGTCGTACTCCATCTCGGAGCGCAGCACGTCAGGAAACCAGGGGTTATCGTCGAAGTTGACCTCCAGCACCACCGAGTCCGGTGGTGGCTTGTCGCCACGCAGGAGCTGGTCGACCGGATCGCTCGACTGGCTTGGGTTCCAGGTGAACCACAGCTCGGAGCCTGGCTTGCGAATGGTCGGCCGCAGCAGGTCCAGGCTGCGCTGTGACAGGCTCTGCGCCTCCTCGCACCAGGCACGGTCGTAGCCCTCCAGCGACTTGATCGAGTCGGCTGTGTGGTTCTGCATGCCCTGGAAGATGATCAGGCCGTCGCCCTTCTTGGACTTGATGACGGCCTCCTGCACCTCGAAGTAGGCGCCGGCATTCATGGACTCGATCTTCAGCTCCAGCAGGCGCTTGACCGACTGCGCCAAGGACTTCTGGACCTCACGCACACAGACCGACCGGCTGGCCTGGTCCATGATGTGCGCCTCGATCAGCATCTCGGCAAAGGTGTGCGACTTGCCGGAGCCGCGGCCGCCGTAGGCTGCCTTGTAACGCGCCGGCTGGAGCAGCGGCAGCGCCCACTCAGGCGTCTGAATTTTCAGCGTCTGCTTTGCCACGGATGACCACTCGTTCGATCTTTGCAAACTCCAGGGGCGCGCCGTCTGCGCCGGTCAGCTCGTGCGCCTGGGTTTCCTTCCACTTCATCTGGGTCTTGGACCACCAGATCATGGCCGCCGTGTCGCCGCCCATTGCCTTCTGGAACAGAGTGCGACCGACGCCAGAGTTGGCCTTGGCCTTGCCGGCCACCAGCTCGGTGGCAAAGTGCTTGCGCAGCGTGTCGGTGTCGATTCCATCGCGCACCAGCACTGCGATCTGCTCGATCGGCAGGCCGTATCCTGAGAGCGCTTCGACCTGTTTGCGCTCGGCATCGGTCGGCTCAAATGCTGGCCTGCCAGCGCCTGGTCGAGCACCGCCATTGGGTCCTCGCTTTTTTAAGACCGATTTTTCAGTTTTCGTTGCCATTTTTTACCTCCGCGAAAGGTTTTCCGGTTTCTGCGTGTGTTGCGATTTTGCCAGTGAAGTCCTGCCAACGCTTGACGATCACATCGACAAACTTTGGGTCCAGTTCCATCAGTCTTGCTTTGCGTCCAGTCTTTTCGCATGCGATCAGCGTTGATCCAGAGCCACCAAACAAATCCAAGATGATCTGGTCTTTTTTGCTGCTGTTGTTGATTGCACGTTCTGGCAACTCAATTGGTTTCTGTGTTGGGTGAAAATCGTTGCGCTGCTCTTTTTTCAATTCCCAGACTGTCTTTTCATCTGTCGGACCAAACCACTGAGGCGATGAACCATCCTTGTGAGCATAAATGCATGGCTCGCAGTTTGGTATGTACTGAGACATGAAAGCACCAAGACCAGATCGAACTTTGTACCACTGGATGATCGCTCTCAGTTTTAGTGGTAAATCAGATAATGCCGCAAATGTTTCGACGCTTTTTCCAGATGCATACCAGACATAAAACGCAGCATGATCATGCGTGACAATGTGCGCGACTGACAATGCACCATAAAACAGACCTGTCAGATTTTCACCTTCTAGTGCATCATTTTTGATCTGAGTGCGCTTTTTTGTATTGTGACCACCTTCGTATGCAACACCATAAGGTGGATCAGTGAACACCATGTCAGCCTTCTGGCCATCCATGAGTTTCTCCACCGCATCGATGCTAGTCGAGTCACCACACATTAGCCGGTGCTTTCCCAGAATCCAAACATCGCCAAGAACAGTGACTGGATTCACTGGCACTTCTGGAACATCATCCTCGTCAGTTTGACCAGGCTCGATTTCCTCTGGCATCAAGGCTGCGATCTCCTCATCTGTGAACCCCACCAAGTCCAGATCAAATCCAAGATCACCTAGCTCGCCCAGCTCGAGCGCCAGCAGCTCGTTGTCCCAGCCAGCGTTCAGCGCCAGCTTGTTGTCAGCGATGACGTAGGCGCGCTTCTGGGCATCGGTCCAGCCTGCCGCGACCATGACCGGCAATGATGCCATGCCGAGTTTGCGAGCTGCCATCACGCGACCATGACCGGCAATGATGCCATGCCGAGTTTGCGAGCTGCCATCACGCGACCATGACCGGCAATGATGCTGCCGGACTCGTCCACCAGGACAGCGGTCGTGAAGCCCCACTCGCGGATGCTTGCCGCGATCTGGGCCACCTGTTCCTCGCTGTGCGTGCGCGAGTTCTTGGCGTATGGCACCAGCTTTTCGATGGGCCACTGCGCGACCTTATCGGCTGGATTTGTTTTGTGGGATTTTGTGGTCATGCTGCATTCTCCTCCAACTCGATCAACTTGTCCAAGTAGTGCCTGGCTTTGCGCAGGTCGTCGACGCCGCCCTTGTCACGCCATCGGCTGACGTACTTGACGATGTTGCCCTCGAAGTAGCCGAGCTGGTTGGCTGCGATGAAGTCCCAGGGCTGGATGGTCTTGGCCTTGTAGTGCTGGCCGCCGACCTGGATGTCGTTTGCTGCTGTCATGTTAGTGCTTCCTCACTTTCCTGTGGATAACTTTTCACCACGTTCTATGTGGCCTCGGTACCGAAAAGCGCCGCAGCGTTTGGTAACTGGTAACCCCCCCTAAAGGGGGGGATTACGTTACGTTACCGAAATCGCCGCCTTTGCCCCAGGTAACTCATATCGTTTTTTTCCGTTCTGTTACCAGTTACCGATGCCTGCCTGTGGATAACTCTGTGGATAACTCATGGTCATCGCTCCGACTTTCGGATCAGCATGGAGCTGGCGTGCGCATCGTTGACCACCAACCAGCCATGCTCGAAGGCCTCGATGATCTCGGCCACCAGCAGGTCTGCGATGGGTTTGCCGGGGCTGCTGGGCTTGATGTACTGCTTGGCCGAGGCCTCGCTCACGTCCATCTTCTGGACCAGGTAGTCGACCATTGCCGACCTGCTTAGGTAGGGTAAACCATTACGCTCCTCGGCACCTGATGACCACCAGGCGTTCTCGAAGGTCTTGCGATGGCTGTCGATCTTGCTGTCCTTCTTGGCTGCTGCTGGCGCCTGAGCTTGCGCAATCACCGCGGAGGTGACCGGCTGGTTGTCCTCGTCATACCAGCCAGGGATGGTGACCTGCTGCAGCTCGACGTGGACGGTCTGGGCCAGCTCGGCGTCCTTGGACTTGCGCTGGACGATCTGCATGGGCACGCCATCCTTGCCTGGCACGATGCTGATCTCGATGTCCAGAGCGCCGCGCCAGGCGCTGGAGCCGCGTGCTCGGTGCTGGGCCTCTTCGGCCACGCCAGTGTGGTGGACCAGGATCACGCTGCAGTTGAACTCGTTCATCAGGCTGTTGCAGGCATCCAGCATGGTCTTGGCATCCTGGGCACTGTTCTCATCGCCGGCCAGGAATCGGTGCAGGGTGTCGACCACGATGATGGCCGGGTTCTCCGGCAGGCCTCGCACCTGTTCGACCACCTGCAGATAGCCGGCCGGGGTGTTGAGGTCGCAGCCGTCCTTGGACAGCCACATGGCCAGGGAGCCGGCCTGGTGGTGGTGCTTCCAGGCTGCCACGCGCCCACGCAGGCCGTGGTGGCCTTCGCCGGCCAGGTAGACCACATTGCCTGGCCGCACCTTCTGGCCGCACCAGTCGGACATGCCGCTGGCCATGCGCAGGCACCAGTCCAGGACCACGAAGGTCTTGCCGCCACCCGATGGGCCGTGGACCATGATCAGCGCCTGGCTCTGCAGCCAGCGCTTGACCAGCCAGGAGATCGGGGCCGGCTGGGCCGAGAAGTCGTCGGCCGGGATCAGCCAGTTGTCCTTTGCCGGTGAAAGCAGCCCTGCCAGGTCATGGCCTGCCTGTGCATAATCGTTGGCATCCATGCCCTCGATTGGAGGCATCACCACGCGCGCGCCGAACTTGGCGCTGGCCTGGTCGGCATACTTCTGGCCGACACCTCCCTTGTCATGATCGGCCACGATGACGATGGTCTGCTGCTGGCCATACATCTCGCGCAGTGTGCCTGTCACCGGCACCAGGTTGCTGGCGCTG